TGAACTTGAGTAGAACTTGCCAATAATGAAACTGCTGTAGCAGATGATGTAATTGCTGTAAACCCTACAACTGCGTTATTAACTGCCACGTTTCCTATGCCGGGGTCGCCAAGACCACCAAGAGACGCACCACCATCATTAAAGATAGTCATTGCATCAGTTGTATTGCTATTAGTTACAAAGTGGATGTTATACGCACCATACGTACCAATGGCTAAGTCTGTAGATGCAGATGCTAGATAAGAGGCACCAGCAAGGTTAAATGATCCTGAGCCTGTAAATGTACTTGAGTTAATACCAAACTCAGCATACCCCGCAGTTGCAGTAGCGGCATCATTTGATACGTTTAAATTAGAAGATGCTCCTGAATTACTGCTTTTGTTTTGGAAAATAACTTGGTTATATCCTGCAACAGTCGATGCAAACGAAGCAATAATCCCTGTGTCGGAATAACCAAGCGTTGAACCAATGGTTAAAGTGCCATTATTGTCGTAATAAACCGCCTTTTCGGATGGATAATCACACCATACAAAAGATGACCCTGACAATGAAATCGGGGAAGTATTCCCGTTTGAATTAGATAATACCGTAGTTCTTGCTAGGGTTGGACCAGTGGTCGAATATGTTCCAATACCAACTTCCCATGTATTGCCATTTAAAATGGTGTAGTAGACCAAGTTCCCATTACCGACTACGGCAAAGGATTGATAGCCTGTTACAGCACCACCAAGGATTACTGAACCCGTACCTGTGGTAGCCGTAGTTTCTTGTACTCGGTCATATACTACTAGAGCCATTTATGACTCCTTAACTTGTTGCTGTTGTGTTGTATGTTACCGAAACTGTATCGCCTGATGTTACTGTTTTAGCAACAGAAAATAATCCCTCAGAATACAAGGTTCCTGCTGTGCTAGAAATTGTATTTACTGCACCTGATCCCAATACCAAGAAACATCCATAAACCGTTCCTGAACCTGTCATTGTGTATGTAATGGCAGTGGCAGTTGATGTAGTTACGTTCGATGGTGTTGATCCTGACGATGTAGAAGAGGCAAATACTGCTGTTCCACGAACTGCTGAACCACCTACTGTATAGGTAGTAAATTCAGTCCATGTATGCGAACCCATCGTGTCAGATGCAGATGCTGTGAATGAATTAGAAATTAAACCAAGGTACGGACCTGTTACAGAATATGAAGAGCCTTTTAACAAGGTATCAAGCATTAACTGCTTGCCAATTGCAACCACGAGGTTAGGAATAATTTCCTGTCCTTTTAAATTGCCTTGGGCATCACGCCATTCTACGTGGTAAAAACCTTCTTGAGTCATCCCCTCAGGAATCATCACATTTGCATTTAATGTTGCTACAGCATTATCACCGCAGCCTGCTTGTTCATTTGTCATACCTGCTCCTAAGAAATAGTTGTTACTGCTGTGGTTGACCCTGCTGTAGGGAAAGTTACTGTAAAAGAGTTTGAACTTGTTATGTCATTACCAAAATTTAGCACAAAACAAGCGGCATTTGTAGTGCTATTATAAACCAATGCACCCCTTGCGGTAATGGCTCCTGACCATGTTACGTTAGCAAAAGAAATCCAAGCGATATTGTTAGTAAAGTCACCTGTAGGAGGATTAGATATAACCAAGGTTTTCCCACCTGCCGTATATCCTGTTCCTGTTGCTTCGTTAGTTGATGAATAAGTGGTGGTAGTATTATTAAGGTTAGCGTTAGCGTTATAAAGAGCGATTTTATAAACATACGGAGTCCCCACGGCAAAGTTTTCTAACCCACTTAATAGGTTAACTTTAAATTGCGTAGTTTGTCCTTGAATAATCATATAGCGGCATTGCCCTTAATATTGGTATTCAATTTAGTTTGACCATCACGGTAACTATCCCCACGCTCAAGACCATCACCAAGACGTTTGGCGAGCATTAATGCTTCAGAATATTTGTCTTCATAATACTTAACCATGTCTGCTTCACCCTTCATGAAGATCATGGCTTCCCGCATTGCACCATAAAATAATACGGGATCAAAATTATCTCCAAGCCAACTTTGACCTGTTGAATTGTTTACCGCACTTACAGTAGTAGAAAATCCTGATCCGGATCCTGTACCAATGTAAGATGCATTAATACTTATTGTGTCACCGACAACAAAAAACTGTCCGCCATTGTTAATAGTAAACGATGTGATTGCTGACCCTGTAACAGTTACAGTACAAGTTGCGTTCTGTCCTGATCCACCTGTAACAGGAATGTTTTCCCATGTGCCGTTCGTATATCCTGTTCCGCCCGTAAGTGTTCCTACAGTGGTAATAATTCCTTGCACAATTGATGGCGGATAATAGAAATAATGGAGTTCTGCGTTGTAATTTTGATCGGGAGTAGGTCCCAATATGCAACTTAATTCCAATATGTTAGGTGTGTACGGTCCAAAAATTGAGTAATACTTTGGTGTGCCTTGAACAGTAGGATTCGGATATGCCTCACGAATAAAGTTAACATCTTTGTTAAGAAGATAAGTAAAAGGTACGGTTGTGTAATCGCTTGTATAGATTGCAATAGAGTAAGTGGACAACCAATCAAAAGGCAGAGTTAAGTATTGATTGCCCGCAGTTAATGAACCAGTTACATTTTTACGTAAAGACGGAAAGTTGATCGTGTTGAATACACGCTCTTCGCATTGCTGAACAAACATGGGAATGTTGGCAACAAAAAGGGCTTCTGTATTCTCAGAATAGTCTTGAATCGCTTGAAATAACTGTACGTAATTCATTACTGACTTGGTTCCTCAGTTTTAACTTCAGCAACAGGTTGAACTTGAACAGCACGTTGAGCATTAATTTTTTGCAATAAAACAAATGCACCCGTTTTTGTTGGCAACTCGCCTAATACGTTAACAATAAAATCTACTTCGTTGTTTTCTAAATTAATAATCATGCCATCGGTCCTCTTGAAATTTTTCCTTTAGTTGCCGCACCTGCTCCACGCATTTCAATGCCTGAAGTTTTAGGTTCTTTAGTTTTTCCATAGCCAACGCCATTTTTAATTGGATCAAAATGATCTACATCTTTAGCGGCTTTATCTTCAGCATACTCACCTTGTCTCATTACTTCTTGACCTGTAATTTTCTTACCTGTCATTGTATGAGGAGGTGCATAATCTTCAGCAGGTTTATTAAACTTAGCATGTCCTAAAGGCATCTTAGAACTGTTCTTAGTTGTTGGTTTATTTGCCATATTTACCTCCCGATGATTGGTTTTCTGCTCGTGCCATGTTACGACCTACGGCTTTCATCTTTTGACCCATTTTACTGCCTTTGCCTGCTTTAGCACTTTGAACAACATGTTCTCCATCATTGGGAAATACTTCCGCATCTGTTTTACCTTTTTTGACGATTGGTCCGTCAGCCTTTTTGTTGTATGCCATGTTTAAACTCCCTAAGTTGTACTTACTGTTACGCTGTTAACATTCCCGATGCCAAGCAAATAGTTTGGCGTTAAATTTCTGTCAAATCCACTTGACCCACCTATAGGATACCATCCCCATTGAATCTGTCTACTGCCATCGTCAGGATAACCTAAAATATTTGCACCTGATGCTGAATACGATATGTCAGGTCTTGGTTCCCATACTGCCTGTGGATCATTCACAGGGTACATACCTAGTCTTAACTGCGGTTGATCGGGTTCCCAACACTCAGGACAAACTTTAATGTTTGTTATCTTTGTCTTAATAACCAACTTTTTTAACTGCGTAAGTTTATACCTTTGACCACAACGATCACATTCGGCAATACTGTGTTTGGCTGATGCATATCTACTCGGCATAACTACCTCGAATAGAACATATTGCGAGGTACCCAACGAATTGGTGCAGTTTCCCTATCTTCCGCAGCCGCCAAGTCAAATTGCTCTTCATATTCTTGTTTGAGGAACAATACACGGTTAGGGTCTGTACCTTGTATTTTTACGCTTAACAAGTAGGATAAACCTGCCACAAAGCAGTTAATAAACCGAAATGGGATGTCCTGTATGTTTACACCTGTTCCCGCATCCTGAAGCCTTCTCATACGCCAATAAACAAGGGTAAATGGTCCGCCACCTGCACTTGGGGTGGGCCAGACGGTAATGTTTGGTAAGTATTGAACTGTAACTAAGTTAGAAGTACCAGCAGTATGTGTAGTAGCAGTGGTACCGTTCTGTCCTCGGTAGCAATTATATAGAGTGTTATTGCTAATATTTGAATAGCCAATAATCTCAGAATTAATTTGTACATATCCGCTAGACCTTAAATTAACTAAAGCGTTGCCGTCTACATTGGCTAATACAATTGTATTCTGTGTTGTTGATGTAATGTCTTGCGCCAAATACACATTGGTATTGACATCTGCATTACCTGATTGACGGTTAAACCATGCTTGAATTGGTCTACCCGTAGTTAATTTATTGGGTATGGTTGAGTACGTGGATTCAGAAATACGACTTAAGTTAATGTCTTGTTGGTTTGTAACGCTAGTATTGCTAGTCCTTGTAACCATATCAAGGATGTCTACTGTGTCAGTTGGTACATTATAAAAAGCCTGTCCTGTAACCATAAGGATAGATTCTTCCTCGATTGTCCACAGATTAATGCCTCGGTTTGCCCATTCAGTAGTTAAAAGGTTAATAGACCTACGTGCTGTACGTAAGTCATAACCCGAACGTAATTGAGAACCACAACGCTCAAAAGATTCCTCGACCAATTCGGTTAGGTCAAGGTTAAACCCCGTGGTTCCTGACGTTAAATTTGCCATTACTGAGCAGGTGTAGGTGTTACATCAGTTTGTACTTCTGTAACAACAGTGGCAACATCATTTACCACAGGTGCAACATCTGCTTTTACTTCAGCAACGATTTCAGCCTTTTTTGTTTCAACATGATCTTCTAATGCATCAACAACTTCTTGCGTATGCTGTGCTGCACCGCCAAAGTTTTGAATTTGATGTTGTAACAACTCTTTCATTACTTGAAGAATGTGCTCTGCATGCTCTTCGATTTTGCTTAATATACTCATTTATTGCTCCTTGACGCTCTCATGTTATCAACTAAATTAGGATAAGGTCTGCCTGCGGCTTTAGCCATTGCTTTTGCTTTAGCCTTTTTAGCAGAACTCATTTTCTTGGGCTTACCTAATTCCTTAGGTCGTTTCTTGTCCCATACTTCACCGCCTTTTGCATACTCTGTAAAGTCCGTATCATCTCTACGGGCTTTCTTAGTACCGCTAGGCATTTTAGATGGGCTAATATCACCCATTCCACGTGAGGCTCTCATTTCTTTTTGCCGTAAGCCATTCCACCACCACACATTTTTTCAACCATATCCATATGATGCATATGACCACCATCGGTATGTTTCATAAAGTGATGCTTGTGATGCTTGTGATCGCCTGTTTCATGTTCAGCAATAAACTCATCATGACGTTCCATGTCAGGTCCGCTACGTGGTTCCATTTGTTCTTTAACCATTTTCATACACTACTCCTTATTTAAGTTTGCCTCGTGTGAAGCCTTTAGTTGCACAACCATCACCACGTTTAGATGCGGATGCTTTTACAGAACCACCCTGTTTAAACGCTTTAACTTTACCACCTTTTTTGAAATTACCCATGGTAAATTTGCCATCACCAATGTTTTCTCGTAATTTTTTCAATAATGATTGCGATGCATTTTCGGGATCAATTCCATAATTTCTCGCATTTTCATTAATCATTTCTTGCATGCGTTGAGAAGCACGTGCAGAACGATCACTTGCCATCTTCCCTGCCTTGTCAAATCCAAGTTTTAAAGTCGGATTGTTTTCTAATAACTGAGTTCCTGCACTTTCTACAGCAGGAGCAACCCTACTTCGCATTGCTGATGTAAGTTTTTGCAACCCTTTTAATGCGGCACCACCACCGGGCATTAGGCTTGATACGTTTTCTGAATTAGACATAGTGGGCAAATCTTTGTTTTCACTCAAAGTTTCTTGCAATGTTTTTTTACGTGCAGATGGTGTGTAATTTTTAACAGATGCTCTATCATTTACATCCGAATAATCTTTAGGAACAGTTGCAGTTACTTTTGTTTTTTCTTGAGTGATACTAGTCGGCTTGCGAGTAGTCTTTACAGGAGTCTGTGCAGTAGACATCGCTGTTCGTGCAGGCAGTTGATTGCTTGCCATGCCTTCAGCGTCACCCTGCATGTCGCTATAATCATTATTACTTGCGT